ACAACTTAGTATCAAAAGACTAGAAGAAAACTTTGGTGTAAAGGTAAATGATGAACCTCCTATATCAGCATTTGAACTACTATTTAATGTTGTGGTTGTCGTAAACTTTTGGAAAGCAGTTTGCACCACATGACCAGGTGGCATCTGAACAGTACCGCTTGCGGTCACTCCTTCGATTTTGTCGGTTTTTAATATACTTGCCATTGTCTTATCCTATGAAGGTTTTGTTGGAAAGGTTACTGATGAGAGGTCAAGCATAGACCCATCCATTTTTGGATTAGCTGTTTTTGTAATATCTCTAAGTGTTTGTCTATATGTAGCCCACTCTGATTTTTTGGTGTCTGATAGCTTACAATCATTACCTTGTGTCCAATCACACTCAGATAACAATCTGTTTCTTTCTATTCTCAAATGATATAAGGGTGTACTCATTTTGTTATCCTATAAAATAAATAGAGCCAAATTCATGGTAAGGGTGTGAATAAAATGTTCTATCAGACCCTGATGCGTGTACAAAAGAAAGAGTATCATTTGCACTTGCTTGAAATACATGATGGACTTCTATTGTGCCGTACTCATTTTGAGCATGACCCAGAGCAATATATGAACCAACAAGTTTGATATAAAACCTTGCTGTAGAGGCAGAACCATCATTTTTATACCCATGAAAACTTGCATAATACAAGCCACTTACTGGCAGTGTAAATATTCCTGTAGCACTATTATAAGATATTCCAGTTATTCCTATACCATATGTGCCACTTGTTGTATTGAAAGCTGATTGTCCGTCATCCGTTGCACCCATAGTCTCAAAGTTTCCAACTGAAACATTTCCAGTGCCAGAACTTTGAAATGAAACAAATGGTCTTGCTGGTGTAAGAACACGCCCACTACTATCAATAGTCTGGGCCGTAGTATTATTGGTATGCGATATTGTTTCTACTTGTAGCTTGCTCATACTATCACCCACGTTCCAGACACAGTAACAGTAACCCCAGATGCTATGCTAATTGGGCCTGGAGATACAGCATTGTTACTTGCGTCCACTGTTAATGAATTTGTAATTGTGTTTTCAACTTGGCGTACAATAGGCTCATAGCTCGTATTCTCGCCAATCTTTCCTAAATCATACTCGCTCATTATGTAATTTCCATTATCGACATGGACACAGAAATTTTATCCGCAACGCTACAGTCCACACTTATAGCGTCTGTGGTCTCTAGTATCTGCTTTCCCCCTATGAGAGCGTTCTTTGTTTGCCCTGTGGCAAGGGGTATGTCCTTTGCTAGAAATGACGTTGTATTTGTGGCTGCTCTTCCACCCCCTGACGTATCAGACACAAGTTTAACACTCGCTGTTACTTGTGAGGTATGGACATTACAGAGGAAGAGTCCAATAACCACTGTAGTCGTGCTACTTGGCGTAGTATATATGGTTTGTGGACTGCCAGAGCTGGCTGGGGCTAAATCAACAGTCACAGTGCGAAAAGTGTTGGGCATATGTTTTTCTCCTTTATCCTAGAGCGATTGCTAGAGCAGTTGCCTCGTCTGCTATATCTGTGGTTTTTGCCAATGTTCCAGCCGTAGATGGAAGCGTAAGCGTTATATTACCAGCGAAATCAGAATGGGCTGGTGCTTGTAATTGAGCATAGTGAGCGTTGCTACTCTCACAGTAAAAACGTATATAAGACTGCGCCCCACCATTCTTTAGATCAATAGCCCCAGTGGATATATCGACATTACCATCAAGTCGTACAACTCCAGTGCCATTGGGTGTAAGGGCTATATTACCATTAGACACAGAAACTATAGCGTTTCCGTTTACATCTAGATCACCGCCTAATTGTGGTGTTGTATCGCCTACAATTTGGGATAATCCACCCCCACCAGTAATTATTTCTCCGTCAATGTAGGCTTTGATAGATTGTTGTGTCGCTAGTTTTGTAGCAGAGTTAGACGCAAAATCATCTTCATCAAGTACAGCCGTACCACTGACACTGCCATTGAGGACAGGGCTAGTTAGCGTTTTATTTGTAAGCGTCTTTGTTGTTCCAGAGAAATAGGTATCAAAAGTATCCACACTTGTCTGCTGCATTGTGCCATTATCATTAGTGACAATACCATCACCCCCAGCAACAGCCGTAGTGCCTACAGTAGCACCGCCATCCATTTTATTTAGCTCTGTCGCTGTAGCTGTAACGCCACTCAATATATTCAGTTCATTAGCTGTAGCCGTTACGTTTGTACCGCCTATATCTAGCGTTGTCATGGACACTTCACCAGCGACTGTTAACAATCCACTTGAGACTGTCATAAGGTCTGTATCGTCTGTATGCCCTATTGTAGAGCCATTTATGTTGACATTATCTATAACAGCCTGAGTGACCGCAGAGTTTGTGCCTAAAGTTACGCCATCAATCGCCCCACCATCAATATTAACGCTTGTAGAGCTAAAGTTATTCGCTGTAACGCCTCCACCATTTGCAATCTGAATTGCAGCATCACCATCGGTAAATTGTATCGCCGGAGTCTTTAAAGCAGTAGTCGCAGTGATATTTGTGCCTGAAGGAGAGGTGAGGGAAGTAGCCCCTGTGTCCATGTCCTTTAGATGTGCCATTAGTTCTCTAATAGCGTTATTAATTGTTGCCGGACTACAGCCCTCAGAAATATCTGTACCATCAATCTCTGTGTTAGACCCAGCGGTTGCCGAATATTCTGTGATGTTTGCTTTTGCCATTTATTACCTCAATAGTGATGGGGCTAGATTTAAAGATGGTTGCTCAAGTGATGGTATATCAAGAAAAGGCGCATCTACTTCTTGACCTAGAAAGGGCGCAGAAGTAACTGCTAGATTTCTTGGTGCAGTTAGTAAAGATGTAGCCACAGATCGCCCTAGTGGACTTCCATAAGCTAACCCAACTGTAGGCACACTTAATCCTAATGCTGTTGATGTGCCGACAGGATTTTGAACTAATCTGTCAAGCAATACTGCCCCTAGACCTCTTCCAGCAGTACCACTGTCAGGCACAGTTCTAGCCAAAACATCTTGAGACTCTTGTGCAAAATCTTGCATGGGCATTTGTCCTTTTGCTGTTTTTCTTTTACCTTTTGATTTATCTGTCTTCTTTATGCCTCTAAGAAGTTGCCCAGGTGTAAAAGAACCACCTCTTGCTATTGAGGCATTGACCGCTTCTTGAACAGGAAGAAGTTGTCTGAAAGCCTTGTTTATTTGCTGAAGCTTTGGAGCGTTTGAATTTTGGTCAGATAAAGTTTTTCGTAATGCTGTTTGAACATTAAAGTATGCCTGACCTAGTTGTCTTTGAAATGCGTCAGGAGACTTTAAAAAGTCCATACCCTTTTGCCCCAAAGCACTTTCTGCATCTTTAAGATTTTGTTTTGATAGTGTGTTGCCTTGTATTCTAAACAAAACATCACTCTCGATTTGCTTTCTAAATATTGTCTTTAAGTCTGGAGGAACATTTAAGCTATCTGTAATTTCATCTATTTTGTTTCTAAGTGGCGTTGCATTTTTAATTATAAGTTTTGGTATGATGTCAGAATAAGCCTCGTCAATCTCATTAGACGCAAATGCAAAAGCTTCTTGACCATCTACGTTTTGTGGCACTTTTACCTTTATAGGGTCTAAGGCTTTATTCATTGCGGTTCTGTTAAAAGATTTTAAGACATCTTGCTCAGCCTTTTGAATGAAATCACCAGCTACAGGCAAAGATGTTGCTTTCTGCTCTACATCTCTAACAACACCACCAACTCTCTGACCTGGTGTAAGAGGTATGCCCTCTGCTAATAATCTTTTTGCTTGCTCTGTGACTTGAGGCAATACTTTATCGGCAACCTTACCAGTTGCTGCACTTATAGTTCCACCTATAGCACCTTCTTTTACTCGTTCACCTACACCACCTTCACCAGACCCAAAACCATACGCTGCACCTTCAATTCCAGCTATTTTACCAACACCTTGTATTCCGGCTCTAGCTAAACCTACACCTCCAAGTGCTGCTGTTGGTAAAGACCCACCAATTTCAAGACCAGTGGCTAGTACAGGGTTATCTTCTTTAAACTTTTTAATATTTGCTCTTATTTCATCTCTATTTTCAGCATATGACTTTTCACCAAATAGACTTCTAGCAAAAGCCTCAATCTCATCTGCCGTTCCAAAAGATAAGCCTTGAAAGAATAAACGTGAGGCATTACCGCCAAAGCTTCCTTGTGGCTGTTGGTCATTAAGTTGAGTATCCAAAGCTTTTAATTGGGCTTTAGCCTTTAGCTTTGTAAGCTCATCTAATATATTATCTCGCTCAGACATTTAATTATTCCAATTTTTTTCTAATTGCATCTCTAAGCTTACCAAGCTCTTCTATACTCAAGTTTTCAGTTGGTATTGCATTTAGTTCTTGAAGAGTTAGAGAATCTAAGTTTTCTGGAAAAGTGGTTCTCTCAAAACCAAGTTCTGAGGCAACTTCATCACTTAATAGGGAAGTATCAAAATCAAGAGGCGCAATTTTATCATAATTTTTATACACTTTGTCTACGTTGATGTTGTGTCTTTTTCTTTTAATTTCGTATGCTTTTAACTTATCTCTGAATATTTTAGAAACTGCTGCTTCTACAACTTGAGGATTTTGAAAGGCATCAACATTGCCACCTATCACGCTTAAAACCCTTTCTGCGTCTTGTTCTGTCATAACGCCACCACCAACAGTCTCAAGTCGAGATGCACCTAAGAGAGCGTTGACTTCTCCCTGAGCTATTTTGTATTGAAGCTCTGGCTTTGATAGTTTGTCAAAATTAAGAGTTTTGAAAATTGTTATTAATTCTGTACCTATTCTTGAAACACCTTGTGGAGACTCTTTAATGTTCTTTAGGTAAGACGTATATTTCTTTAAGGCGTTTTCATCTTGAATTATTTTTTGTTGGTTTTCAGAAAATTTTTCCTCTCCAGGAATAGTCTTTGAGAAAAAACCTTCTGAGATTACAGTTGCGTTTGAAATATCTACATCTGTTCTCTCTCCATTTTGTAATTGGAAATATCCACCAGTAGTCGGGTCAAATGAAAGATTTTTTGTGCTTCCATCGTCCATCAAAAACGTACCTCCTTTTTGAAAGGACTTTGCTGGACTAGATGAAGGCGAAATAATATTGAGCCGTATCAATTCAAACTCTTCTGGTTCTATTAAACCTCTCTCAAGATCCCTTTTAGCTTTTCCTAAAGCTGTAAAAGGTGTTACTTGCTTTGGAGGCGCAAATGCTTGTGTAGTAAGAGCAGAAATAACACCACTTGGATTTGTGTCTAATAAAGATAATATATTAGGATTATTTGCAAATCTCTTCTTGAGAGCCTCAATACCTTCTCTCTGTCTTTGCTGTTGATCTATCTGCTGCAACCCACCAAATGTTCCAAGACCAGTCTTTACAGCTTGTCCTATTGGCTGTCCTTCCAATAGACTAACGCCTGTTGAAAGTAAGCCTAATCTCCCTGGAAGAGATAGATTAGCAAGTGTATTGTTTAAATTACCTAGTAAGCCAAGTTGTGTTTGTTCAACCATCTATATTAACCCCAATAATCCAAGTCCACCGCCTATTAATGCACCAGCACCTCCTAATCCAAGAGGAGCTAAACCACCTAAACTAGACGCAAATGAAGCTGGAAAGGCAGAGCCAAGAGTTGCCCCTGTCAATGCACCGCCTAAACCTCCGGCTATAGGTGAACGACCAGGTTGTTGTGACGTTGATGTGCCACCCACTTGTCCTCTTGCTCCTAATGCTGCTAGTAAATTATTTATGCGCTGTTGCTCTGCCGTATTACCAGCAGAAGTCACCATTGCTGGCCTATCTAACAATGCTTGATCTAAGGCTCTCTCCTCTGCACCAACAGCTCCTAATGCCCTAGCCAAAGCGAGGTCATTGTTCAACACACTTGGTATTGAACTTACCGCTGCAAGTTTTCTTGCCTGATCTTTTTCAATAGCATCTGCTAACAAAGGCGCAGAAGCTTGCGTTACTCCTTCACCAATAGCTGTTCCAAAAGCATCAGACCCTAGCCTTCCACCTTTTGAGTAAAGTGATGAAATGTCATTTATTGCTCTGTCTGTTTGAGCATCAATAGCCGTTTGCAAAGGGTCACTTATTGTAAAGTCACCCTTAATAATGTCTGATATGGTTGATGATGCTAGATTAGCTAATGGATTGTTATTGGTAATATTCCTTATAGCATCAAAAGATTGTGTCTGCGTAGGTGTAAACCCAGCTATATTAGGCACAATATTAGCATCTGGTCTAAATCGTTCTACCTCGCCAAATGTCTGAGTAATTTGATCTCTTAGAAATGGAGGAATATCCTGTGTGTTTACAACAGTTTGAGTACCACCGCCACCTTTTCCCATTTTATAAGTCCTTATGATAAGTTATGTATGCTGGATACCAGCTTAGTTTCTCTAAATATTTGCCCCATGCTCTACGCCCAAAAGCCTCAAGATGAATACATTTGTTATGCTTTGCATGAGTCTCAAGAGTGTTATGAACCATATCAAGCCACTCTTTCATTCTCTTACCCCCAACAAAATCAACAGCCATTGCATAGCCTTTGGGGTAGTAAATCATTCGTGTTGTAACAACGGCAATCACCTTATCCTCTTCCTCAACAGTCCACACAAGGTATGCCCCTTGTTTACTTGCCGTATATACGTCCTCAATGTCTATCTTGCGAGGTGATAAGCATACAGCCTTGTTGAGTATAGGTTTGATGTATTGCCATTTTTCATCCAGATATTCCACTG